CACCATACACAACAATTCCACACCTTCTCAGACGATACATCTCACGAATCTGAGAACGTCTTTCAGGAAAACGAGAAGCAACACGACACACATAAAGAAAATAAACAAATGCTATTATCCACGAATCACCATGAGAAGTCTCATACGCGCCAGAAGGCATGCCGCCATACACGACACGCCATATCGTCCCAAACATATGAGTAACCTTAATTGCAAGCCTTTCAGCAGTAATCCTCAAAAAAGCAAGCAAAATAGTCCTATTATCAGAACTCATCGCACCCCATGCAAAATAGACACTAGCTTGGGTAACATAAAGCATTAACAATATCATATGTATAGAAGTATCTAAATGACGAAAATCACCATCCTCAAATACTATATCAGGATCATCATATCCCATACTCATTGCAAACGCAGTAGCACCCCCAAACCAGAAAGACATACCAATTTTAATAACACGACCACGCTCAGCTATTTGTCGGTACATCTGACACATAGCAGCCATTATATACTGTAACACACACAGAATATAAAATGGTCTCATCTTCATTGGTAAATCAGCAGCCTCTTCCTTAGATAATCCATCCTTATTGAAAACTTCATCCTTAAGAGTAACTTGACACGCACAATCTTGAGGAACATGTGCAGGATCAGCAAGAACACGTTCTTTCGTCAATTCAAGTTCTTTACGCACATAAGACATCTGTTCCATTTTCTTACCAGTAACACTTGCAATTATTTTAACACCATTACGAACATCCTGATAACGAGGCCCAGCACGCAAACCAGCAGCAGTCTTCTTCTTACACTTCTGAATAGCCTTCTCACGTGCAACCGCATAATCCCACTTCTGAGTCTTAAACAAATGCGTAGTACCCATTGCAAAATACAACATCTCTAAAGCTTCAGGAAAATACACTTCCAACGATTTAATTGCAGGAGTAATCAACTTGGTAGGCTTATTAAACTTCTCAATTAAACGAGGAACTTTTAATGGATAAAGACCTTCCAAAGCATGAACAGAATAGGATCCATTCTCATCACCAGCAAAAGTACGATTTGCCCAAGATAGCTTACGAACTATTATCATCTTAAGTGATGGAACACGAGATACAGGTAACCCAACAGGCACTATATCATTATAGTATCCATGCTGATTCCATGGAATACCAGGCATAATAGTACCAGTAACATGTGTAACTTCCTTCCATATCGACAACCACTCAAACTCAGTAAAAAAAAACTCAAACCGAGAAAAGTATTGAACATCCCATAAACGATAAGCACTTATAATTGTCATCGGAGGAACAGGAAGAGTACGACTCTGAGGTATCCTAATACACGGAAATAAAGCAAAACCACGTCT